ACAATCGCATGTTTCAACGTCTAAGTCAAAACCAATGAGTAAACCACTATCTAAATCTCTAATTGTGAATAATTCTAACATGTGCAGTACCTTCCGGTAAGTTAATATGAGACTATTATATACACATCTCCAATAATGTACATCTTTATTTTATATACATGAAAGTACTTTTTATGATATAATATTTTTTTAATTCAAGAAATGGTGATGTAAATGAACTTTATTCAAATAAATGGTTTTGGGGATTTTGATGAAAGATATACTAGAAACACACTATTAGCTCCTGATGGTTTTGATTTTGATGTAGCATTAGAAAATTTCAAAGAATATAATAAAGAAGATCTAGATGTATTAGATCAAGACAGCAAAAATTATCTTCGTGTAATTTATGGTAAATCACAATCTGATCTATCAGATAGATTTGTTATTTATTTGAAAACATTAGGATGTGTTGATCCTAAAATACATACTATTACTGTTGGATATTAAATGGTACCAATATATTTAGATCAAATTGATGCAGAAAAAGTAGGATATGAATGGTTACATAAAATAGCATTAGAAAATTTCAAAGAATATAATAAAGAAGATCTAGATGTATTAGATCAAGACAGCAAAAATTATCTTCGTGTAATTTATGGTAAATCACCATCTGATCTATCAGATAGATTTGTTATTTATTTGAAAACATTAGGATGTGTTGATCCTAAAATACATACTATTACTGTTGGAGATTAAATGGTACCAATATATTTAGATCAAATTGATGCAGAAAAAGTAGGATATGAATGGTTACATAAAGTTGCATTAGAATATGAATGTGATGAAATAAGGCCAATACCATTTGAATATGATGGTAGATATGTTGTTGCATTTAAAAATGATATACCATATGCCTTTTTTGCAGTCATAAGAAGTGAATCAAATTATTCATTTTTGTATAAAAATATAATTTTTCATATTGAAGAAATACAACCATGTCCGTTCTGTGGTTCTAAAAATGTGAGTGAATATCCTGGATCTGATATGCAAGCTCCGGCAATATATTGTGATGAATGTCCTGCTGGATTAGAAGATACGAATAAATCGATAGAAGAATTAAAAGAATTATGGAATAAACGATATTATTGTTAATGGTTACTATAATGACCATTAGGTTACCCAGTGTACATTATAGTATACATTTAGGTCTATTAAGTATTAATGTTCATATCATCTAAAGCTATATAAATAGTTGTATGAATAATAAAACTCCAATAATAGACGATGCATTCGATATTGAGCCTAGTGGATTTAATAGTATCATTGAATATAGTGATACTAAAAATTTACCTTCGACAACAATAAATATTGAACACGAAGAGTATGATAATAAAGATAAAGAGATTGAAAATCAATTTCAGGATATTTATGATAAAGCAATAGATGCTTTTGATACTCAAGTAGATGCAACTGAAGATATTGAGGGTAAATATTTAGCTAGGAATTCAGAAGTTGCTAATCAACTTTTAAATACCGCTCTTGCTGCTGCTAAAGAAAAATCTAATCTTAAAAAGCATTCAGATCACCTAAGAACTAAAAAAGCTAATGCTAATAGTGAAACTCCAGGCGGAACAACTAATATACAAAATAACATTGTAATGGATCGTAATGATCTATTAAAAATTATGGGTCAAAAAGATTAAAATGTTTGGAATAAAGAAAAAAATAAATGTTGAATCAGAAAATTTAAAGCAATACCAATTATTTGAAAGAAATCCAGCATACTTTTTTCAAGAATGTTTAGAAGGTTTTAATTTTGATAAATTTGATAAACGTGCATTATTATTATCAGATAGTAATGATATTCACTTAGTGGGTGATAGACAAGCTGGTACTACTACAACAATGGTACTAACACTTTTACATAAGTTATTATTTAATAAAGATAGGACTTATGTTTATATGTCAGGTTTCCATCAGCATAATACTCAAATGATGTTTGAAATAATGGTTGATGCTATTGAATCTGTATGTAATAATTGTAGTTTTTTAAATGAATCTGATATTCTTATACGCAAAGCTAAAGATTTAATTGAATTTAAAAATGAAAATAGATTAATTAAGATTGGGCAATCAGATTTTATAAATCAAACTCGTGGTATATCAGCCAATTTTATTATAGCATTAGATGAATGTAATGCTATTAAGCCTGAAAGAATTAAAAATATTAACGAATGTATTAATTTATATTTAAAGCCACATTCAAAGGTAGCAAGATTATACGGAAATTGATTTGATTTTTATTATAGAATATTTAAAAATCTCATTAACGATAGACACTGAACTGAAGTTATTTTTAGCATTTCTAGGTCTATTCATAATATGGAGTTACTTTATAGGATAGAACGATGTCCACGGAAACGGTCAAACGCGCGAATACCCCTGTGGAATATACTCCACATGATTTAATAGAATTAAGAAAATGTTCAGAAGATCCAGTATACTTCATTAAAAATTACTGTAAAATAGAACATCCATCAGAAGGATTAGTTAACTTCACACTATATCCTTTCCAAGAAGAAATGATACGAGCTTTTTATGAACATCGTTTTGTTCTTACTGAAAACTCAAGACAATCAGGTAAAACAACCTGTGCAGCTGCTTATTTTTTATGGTATGCTGCTTTTCATGATCATAAAACAATTCTTATTGTATCAAACAAAGCATCAAATGCTTCAGAATTCATTCATAGAGTTAGAGTTATGTATGAGTATTTACCCTTTTGGCTTAAGCCTGGAGTTACATCAACAGGTTGGAATGCTCAATCAGTAGGATTTGATAATTCATCTCGTATTATTTCAAGAGCAACATCTGAAAGTTCTGCAAGGGGTTTATCATTATCTTTAGTATTTGCAGATGAGCTTGCATTCGTACGTGATAATATTCAAGAAGAATTTTGGGCTGCATTATCTCCAACATTATCAACAGGTGGATCATTAATTGTTGCTTCCACACCTGATGGCGATTCAAATCTATTTGCTAAGTTAGCACGAGAAGCCCAATCTGGATTAAATGAATTCAAATACTTTAAGTATATTTGGACAGATGTTCCAGGCAGAGATGAAGCTTGGAAGAAATCTGAAATCATGCGTATTGGACCTGATAAATTCTTACAAGAACATGAATGTCATCACTTAAGTTCTGGTTCTATATTAGTTAGTTCATTAACATTACAACAACGAATTCATGTAGAAGATCCAATAAAAATATTAAAAGAATTTAAGATTTGGGCAGAATTTGAAAGGGGTAAGCGTTATATATTAGGAATAGATCCAGCTACTGGAACAGGATCAGATTTTAGTGTAATCGAAGTATTTGAATTTCCATCAATGATTCAAGTAGCAGAATTTAGAGATAATACTACATCATCTGCTCTACTATATAAAGCAATGAAGTCTATTATTAAATTTATAGAAATTAATGGATGCGAAATTTATTATTCTGTAGAAAATAATGGAGTTGGTGAAGGAGTACTAGCATTATTAGAAGCTGATGAAAATGCTCCGATGAACGCTGAATTTATTACTCAAGAAAATTCTAAAAGACCTGGATTTGTAACAACAAACCGTACCAAATTAAAAGCTTGTTTAACGTTAAGAGAAATGATTGAAGATGGCACAATTAAAATCAAATCTGATGCTGTATTAACTGAACTTAAGAATTATATAAGAACCAAACGAGGATATCAAGCTAAAGACGGTGCTACTGATGATGCTATATCTGCTATATTAATAGTTATTAGAATTCTTGAAGAAATTATCCAATTTGATGATGAAGCATTTGCTATGATGACTGATAAATTAGATGAAGATTATTTTGATGAAAATAAAGCTAGCAATGAAGATGATTATGCTATGCCAATGGTTTTATAATTTTACAAATTTTGTCTATCATTATATAATGATTCGTTTTATTAGGAATTATTATGGGTTGGGATTGTAGTACTAAAACAACACCTGTTGCTAGAAAGGAATATAATTGTAATGCGTCAGAATGGTTTTCTGATGCAGACTTACAAGAATGGGATGATGAAGATCTAGAAATTTTAGAAACGATAATGTCAGAAAATTATAAAATTTTAAAAGGTACAAAATATATTCACATCAGAGGCAAATGGGATGGAGAATTCTGTACATTTAGAGCCAGACTTGATTCTAATAAACTATGTGAGATGTACGATTTATATCAAGAATAAAACGTTTACTTTTCTGAAATGTATGATATAATAGACCCATATTAACTTATCTTATAAAGGTATTGCAAATGGCTAATCTCACAACAGATCAAAAAGTGTCAGAAGTAATTAATAAATTTTTAGTTCTGGGCATTCGAACAGATGAAGATACATTAAACAAAATGGGATATGTCTTATCTCGCTTAATCCAAGATCAACATAAAGAAACAGTTCATAGATGTTATGAGACTATTAATAGCCAATCTGGTGAAGAAGTTTCAAACCTAAATCCAAGAGCTGTTGACGTTGGTTTACGCTGGGCTCAACATTCTATTGGTCAAATTGAGTTGGAGGATTAATCATGTCAACTGGAACTAATGCTAAATTTAAAAAAGAAGCCGCTGAATTAAAAACAGATTTAAAAGTATCTTTTGATAATTTAATGAATTCTATAGAATTCCAAGAAGGTAATGGTTTTCCTATATCAGATATAGAATTTATGATATGTGAACATTTAACTTCATTAGAAAAATTGCAAAATTGGTGCGATGAATAAATAACATAAAGAGGAATTTTTATGTTATTAGAAGAATTGGTTGAATCGGTTTCAGCTACGAAAAATAGACAAATTAACCAAGTTATTTTGGATAAACTTATTCCTGGATTTGAAAAATTCATGGATGAAAACCAGGATAATGAGATGTTAATATTATCTCATATTATTGATAGTTTGAATAAAGAATTTGGACATATGGATATTATATTTTCATTGGGTGATATTCCTAATGACGAATATGTTTCAACTGGTGAAACTGATGTATCAAACGGAGAAATAGATATATTGGTTGATAGAGAATCTATATTTTCTGGACAAAATAGTTTATATTCAGATTCTGAATTTTGGGCAAAATCATTATCAACTACAATATCACATGAAATTCTTCATAGAAAGCAAATAAGAAAATCCAAAGGTAGAATACAAGGTTCAAATTTACATAGTGATTCTGAATATTTAGCAAATAAACATGAGATACAGGCTCATGCTAAAGATGCTGTTGATTTTATAGCTAAATTTTCTAGTATACATTCTAGAGAAGATGTATTAAAATATTTAAAAAATAATTTAGAAGATGCTAAAGTAGAGATAGAGCCGATTCGAAATTATTGGGAAACTTTTGGTGAAACAGATCTAAAAGTTTGGAAACGATTTTTAAAATATGTAATGTTTTATGCTAATGAATATATATAAAGAAAAAGGTTATAGAGATAGAGATGAATATTTAGAGGAATTATGTACTCAATATGATTCAGAATCTGTAATGGCTCTATCTGAATTATTAGGTCCTGAAGAAGATTTTGATGGATTAATTTCAATGTTAGATGATTTCTCAATATGATACATATAAGTGAAGAAGATTTTGAAAGAGCAGTAAAAATAGCAAATGATGCAGGTAAACGTGGAAATAATATAAGTCTAACTTATATTCCTCCACAAATGGCAACACAATCAAATGGCGTTTTCGTCACTAATGAAACTAAACCAACAATTGATAATCCTTGAGGTAAAGTTATGAGTAGTACTAAAATACAATTATGGGAAATTTATATTTCTAAAAATCCACATTGGGTAGATGGTAATATTACTCTTACCCCAGCAGGTTTAAAAAAATTAGTAGAACAATCATATCAACAAGGTTATAATCATGGTACTACAGTTGCTGGTAAAGTTCATGAAAATTTAAGAAAAGCAGGTGTTTGGGCTGATAAACCCAAAGATGAATATGGTGACGTATTCAGTGACGTATTTGGCGATATATTTAAAGGAAAATAAATGTCAATAGTAATAGAACGATTACCAGGCGGTAATCATTTAGGTATATGTGAATATTCCATAACCCAAAATGGAATATTCTTAACAACATTTGAACATGATCGAACAGATGATTTAAAAGTTTGTTTAGAAAAAGCTGCTGCTTCTATAGAACGTGGTAGATGGGAAAAAACAGGTAAAATATATTCTAAAACAGGTGGTGGTTAACATGGAACCAGATCTAGAAGAAATAAGGCGCAAAGCGATTCAAGCATTTTGGGCTTCAGTTGCTGATAGTTTTCCAGAAATTAAAACTGGAGATTTAAGTCCAATGGTTGTACAATCGTTTGATAATTATGCAGATGAATTAGTCGATGCCTGGTTAGAAAGTAATAAATAGTTTATAAATAGATCATAAATAAAGGATTTACTATGAAATTAAAAGAATTATTTGAAACAAATGACATATCAGAAAATACTGAAGCTGCCTTTCAATCAGCATTTACCAAAGTTGTAGATGCATTAGGATTTGAAAATTTAAGCCCAATGTTTGATAGTTCTAGTACCGCGTATGGATTAAAAACATTTTTAAATGCTGATAAAATTCTATTATCATTATTACCTGAAGATGACGATGATTTCATTGGCATAGTTGGTAAAAATGGTAATCAAATATATTATGTAGGTAAATCTGGTAGAGGTAAAAAAATTAATAAAGCATCTGTATCAGAATTGATTAATAAATCTGATGCAGTTGGTATATTAAACGTTTAAATGGAATTTGTATGAAATTAGAAGAATTATTAGAAGCAGCAAAACCTGAAGAATATCCTAAAGAAATTGTCAAGCAATACAATAAACTTAAAAAAAGTATTGGTGATTTTTTAGATTTTAAATTTGACAAAACTTCTAAGAGAGATGGATATGGAAGTGGTAGAAATTTTCAAACTTATGTATCAAATGGACGTATGGATATTGAAGATATTAGTACATCATTAAATATGACAGAAGAGTTCAGCACTGCTAAAGTTGTATTAAGTATTAAATATCCAACCAAAGGGTCTGATGAGGCATTAAAACAATTTGAAATAATTGTTAAACGATTGGACGGTGATAAACCAGAAAATAGTACATGGTATGGCGAAGGCGAAAATTCTACATATTGGACTTTTTATTTAGGTAAAATGCCAGAAGATTTAGAATCAAAACCAAAAGCAAAATATAATCCTGAAAAAGAATATCAAGCTAGAAGAAATACTACACAGCAATCAAATGATAGAGCTAGAGCTAACCATCAATTCTCCAATAGTATTGGCGGCGATTCAAGCAATTATAGATAAATAAAGTTGTACATTTCCTGTAGTTGGTATATAATAGTACCAACTTAAATCTTTCAGGAAATGTACAATGACTTCTGAATTGCAAACATACAGAATACCAGAAGAAAATCTCATTTATCTCCAAGGTAAATTAGAAAAACTCAACAAAAAAGCTGTCAAATTAGGTTGTGAAGAAATTAAACTCATAATCCACTCTGAAGAAAATATCTTAAACAAAGCTACTAAAACTTATCAAAAATATTTCAATTGTACTGTCTCAGGTAATGCTCCTAAATTAGCTGATTGGACATTCATTGCTAAATTAGACCACGATTACAAAACTCCTCTTATATCTACTGTTCCAGGAATAACTGTTCCGGAACATTACCATGGACATGATAGTTCATGTGATCATTGCAAAACAAATCGTTATAGAAGAGTTACCTATGTTGTTCAAAACTCTGAAACTAAAGAATACAAACATATTGGTAAATCTTGCCTTAAAGATTTCTTAGGACATAAAGATCCTAAACAAATCCTAAGCTGGTTTGAATGGTTCCAAAAATTCATGACTGAAATTGAATCAGGTGAAGACCGCGGTTTCGCTGTAATAGAACGATATGACATTCATAACGTTATGGAAATAGCAGCCATGATCATTGATGAACAAGGAACGTATATATCTAATGGTAAAGCTCAATATGATGAAGATTTAACAGCAACAACATGGGATGTTAGCAAATATATGTGGGATATTAAATCTCGCAAAGATTTTAGAGATATAACTGATATTGATATTCAATTTGTTAAAGATTCTATTGAATATTTTTCTACTTTAGAAGTGAATGATTATATCAGAAATGTTAATATCATTTTAGATGAAAAATTCATTAAACAAAAAGAAATTGGATTGGCTGTATCTATTGTTGGTGTGTATTATAACCATCTTAAAAAAGTAGAAAGAGAAGAAGTTGAAAAACAAACTAAATTGGATGAACATTTCGGTGAATTGAAAACTAGAATTGATCGTAAAATGAAAGTATTATCTTCAAACTATTATGATAGCGCTTTTGGAGGTTGGAGAGTTGCAATGATAGATGAAGATGGTAGATCGTTTACATGGTTTGCCTCAAGTGATATATTAGAAGTTGATAAAGAATATATACTAAAAATGACTATTAAAGATCATAATGAATATAATGGTTATAAACAAACTATTGTTAATCGTTGTAAAATAGTAGAGGAATTATAAAT